AAAGATTTTTTTAAATTAAATTGAAATTTTCCCTCTTTAGCAGCAACATCTTCATCAAGTTTATCTATTATTGCAGTATTAATTCCATCCTGTGCTGTATTACCCGCAATCATTACAGGCTTTACTTTAAATAATTTTCTTTCTTCTCCTGTGCAGCACAAATATTTTCCAGCCCATATTCCATTTGTTTGATTTGATTGAGAAGGGGAAGTATGAAAAATATCATACTTTAACCAATGCTGCGGTATTTCGTTTCTTTCCATAACCATCCTTTTTGGATGATTATTAGCATTAAATGCAAAGTTTCACAAGTTAAGTATAAAAAATAGATATAAATTACTAATTAATAAAAAAGAGTACCAAAATATACAGGTTTTTTAATTTTATTAAGAATATATTTAGCAATTTTTTTGGTTTCTTTTACATCTGGATATAAAATTTCTTTTTCAGTTATGTGTAACTGACTAATACTTGCAAGATTATGTGCCATTTTTTGTGTTAATGATGCTTTACCATTCATTACTTTGCTAAAATGTATTTCATGTATACCTAAAATATTAGCTATTTTCTTTCGCTGCAATCCGCTTTTTTTAATAACTTTTTTTAAATTTTCTAAAACAAAATCAATCATGCTTTCAGTATATATCTATTAGCATTATATGCTATAAATATTAATTATTTTATATTTGCAAAAAATGCTAATTACTATAAATAAAATGCTAATATGACTTTGGAAGAATATCGCACAAAATATCAACTTTCATTTACACAATTGGCTAATCAGCTGGGTTTTGGAGATCTGAAAAATCCTACAGCAGAAATTAAAAGATATTGTGTCCAGGGTACTATCCCAAGATCAGATCGCTTAATGCAAATTAATAATAATACTAATGGAGAAGTTACAGCCAATGATTTCCACAGCAGATCTCGGTAAATTAGCAATAATTAAATGGATTGATGCCAAGGAAATTGGCGATGGATGGCATTCCCAGGAAGAAATTAATATTAATGGTTGTGTTTGGATTATTTCCGTTGGCTGGGTAACAGGTTTAACAGCTTTAGAGGTAAAAATATCAGCAGATATTGCAGTTGATCCCAAGGATGATGAAGTGGGAAGATCCCAGGCTATTCCCATGAAATGTGTCGCTAGTGTCGATTTTATCGGAGAAAAAAAGGATTATAATGCACATACATATCCATGAAAAAAATTATACATCTCCAACGAGAAATATTGCGAACCATTTGGTAATTATGGATGAAGTTAATCGGTTGTTTGCTATTTGTGAGGAAAATGGGATCTGGTGGAATTCTTCACATAAAATGAAACAAGATATATATCGGCAAATATCAGATTCTAGCGGGTGTATTTATCCAGCCTATAAAAAGGGTTTTCATGTCATTGGTTGATAAATGGAAATTAAATAGATTTGCCCAGGCTGATCCAAGATTATCATCAATGTCCAGGAGAGTTTTATTTTTATTGTGCAGTTATTACAATGATAAATCCAGGCAATGCAATCCCTCGCAGCTGCGAATGTCCAGGGATCTTGGAACTACCGATAGAAGTATTCGCAATGGTTTGAAAGATTTATTAGTTCATGGATATATTAAAATAATTAAAAAAGGCAATGTAGGGTTTTCCACAATGTATGCCATTGACTTCAAGCTACAGGAAAATTTCTTCCAAGCTACAGGAAAGAACTTTCCAAAAGACCAGGAACATATCTTCCTACGAACTAATTTAAGAACTTATTTAGAAGAAGAAGAATTGACAATTATCAAGGGGGGAGAAAGTGGATAAGTTTAGTAAATCAGAAGTACAGAAGAAATTAAACAACATGGTTCTCAAAGTAACCAAATCAAGTAACTCCTATTACAACGCAGTTAAGACAGGAGCAGCAGCTGCTAAAGGTACAGATGAATGGATCATACAAAAAATGAAAGCAAGAGTTACAGGAGATCATTATTGGTCTTGGTTTAAGATTATGGTGGAGGGAAACTATAAGCAAAAGAAAACAGCAAGGAATTATGCCAAAAACATACTTGGGATTTAGTCAGAAGCATAAGAAAAAGGTTGAAATGATTGATTTGATTTCATTATTCGAGGATGCTGCAAGAACAGACAGACAAATGCCCGGAGTAATACGGAAGCAGAAAATGTGCAGCTGGGTTGATTATCCCGATGAAATTACTTCATATGGATATACAGCAGTTGATGACCTTGTAAAAATTGTTCCAGATCAAATTCAAGTTGACAGATGGGAGATCGCAACAAAATTATTAAATGAGTTAGAAGATAAAAAAATGCGGAAAGTAATTTGGGCAAAAGCAAAGGGAGCTTCCTGGGTGTGGTTAGGTAAGAGAACTAAATTATCACGACAATGGATTAAAGAGAAATATATGGAAGCAATATATTTACTGATGTATCGCATTAATAAAGATAGTGTTAATAAACTTTACATTATTAACAAAATAACATACAAATCCTAATATGATGCGAAGTAGAGCATCTTTTTTTTGGTTTAAATGGTAGGCAGACCATCAAAGAAAATTCCTTGTGGAGCTAGACGCAAATATGATGGCAATCCTTGTCAAGCAAAAGCATTGGAAAGTGGTCGCTGCAAGTATCATGGCGGGATGAGTACAGGAGCTAGGACTTACCAGGGCAAACTAAAATCATACGCAAATTTGAAACAATATAAAAATAATGCCAAAAGACTTGAAGAACTACTTGGACAAGATCCTGGAGCAGATACAGCTGGGGAACACATTAACCTCGATAACAAAGCAAAAGGGTTATCCTAGTTTATCCGCAGTTTATAAGTGGATGAGAGAGAGCCAGGAGATTGCTGATAAGATTATGGCAGCACGATCTGTTGGAGCTGCAACGCACCTGGATCATTGCTTTGATTTATTGCAACAGGATATTAAGCCGCAAGATGTGCAATGGAATCGTGAACGATTACATCACTATCGCTGGGCTGCCTCGAAACTTATTGGAGTTTATGGAGATAAGAGCAAGATCGAACAAGATAGTAATGTAACCTATAAGTTTATATGGGATGATGGCACGAAGAAGATTGAAGATAAGGGCGGGGATGTCGGTATTTCTATGGACAAAGTAAAAGCTCTCGCACCCACGATTTGAAGTTCGAATAATTTATTGATACTCAACTTGATACACAAACTTTGTATTTTGTCAGCTGAATTGAAATGAACATCGCCTTGCAAATGCGTAGGTCTGGGAATTAATCCTGGTTTTACGATCTTTAATGATTTAAATCGCAGAAATTAGGTCTTTTTTTGGAAATATGACAGCCTATATACCCAGAAAAAAACCCTCCGTTGTTTATATATATATATCGGGAGATCAAAACATTGACAGACACACACAACCAAAAACATTTTTATGCATCATTAATTTATAATGAAACATCAAAAAAAATAGTAATAGAATTTTCTGGATTTAACACAGACACCGAAGCCAAAAGTCTTTGTTATGTCTTAATGGAACAATTTGAAATTGAACAAATGAATGCTCATTTTAATGTTCCAACAACAATACATTAATGGAAAAGATAATATCAATTCCCTATACTCCAAGACCGCAGCAACAAGAGCTGCATGATCAATTAAGTAAATACCGCTTTGGTGTTTGCGTGATGCACAGACGAGGTGGAAAATCCACATTTGGAGTGAACCATTTAATTAAGTTAGCTCTAACAACTGATAGAGAAAACTTTAGAGGAGCAATGTTTGCTCCGACCAGGGTACAAATTAAATTAATTTCCTGGGATATGATTAAACATTACACCAGGGTAATACCTGGAATGAAGTACAACGAAACGGAACTTCGAGCAGATTTTCCTAACGGATCAAGAATACAATTGTTCGGGGCAGAAAATCCAGATAGTGCCAGGGGGCAGTTCTTCGATTTTGTGTTCTGTGATGAATATGCCCAGATGGATGAAAGGATGTTCCCAGAAATTATCCGACCAGCTATTGCGGATAGAAAAGGCGGTGTTTGTTTTATTGGAACACCAAACGGAATGGATGCTTTTTACGATTTATTTGAAAAAGCAAAAGTAGATCCCGAATGGTACACGATTACCTGGAAAGTTTCGGAAACGAAATTAGTTGATAAAAAAGAATTAGAACAAATGCGTAAGCTGATGACACCCGATCAGTATGACCAGGAAATGGAATGTTCCTGGATGGCTAATCGAAGTGGAGCTGTCTTTGCAAAGTTTGTCCAGGAGATAGAAGAAAAAAAACATATAACCAGAATACCTTATGATCCCGGTTATCCTGTTGATTGTTATTTTGATTTAGGAATTTCAGATAAATGCTGCATCATATTTGTGC